CTACCCTAGGGTGGAATTAGGGATTCACAGCGGAGTTAAAATCTCTGCTGGTTGGTGGCTCAAGTGCCATAGTGCATCTGGGACATCTCCATAGAGCTTAACTCTGCGCCAATTATGTAAGTTCGAGTAATCGAACTTGCCGGTAATTTTCCGGGCTTTTGGGTAAAATCCGAAAGTACAAGGAAAACATGACCGGGCTATTAGACAATAGTCCTTACATAGGGGACTTACGCCCCTCCCTTTTGGGGGGAAAGCGGGTCTAATGGCGGGGTTTGTTACTTATAAGATAAGAACATTCCCTCTTGTTCCGTGCTCTGAAAGAGCCACGCTAAATGTAGCATTACGGTTCATACATAATTAATTGAGGTACTTTTAAAGTATTCTCTGGAACTTTTTGGCTTTTAGCCTAACTCTGTCGTAGCCTCGCAGCGTTTAGTTGCGATAATTACGAAGGTGTAGGGTCCTGCCTTCTGAAAATCGCTTAATGCGACTTCATTACGATAGGGGTTAACCGAAAAGAATTACCCATTAATTATTAATTATGAAATATAGAGTGCAACGTCAACTAATATACCGCGTCATGTGGAATGACGAGATTTTATCAGCTAACATTGCTCCACTATCCGTAACGAGACATCTGTCAATTTGACAATTCTCACACGATTCGTGGAGAGGCGCAAGCCTCCAAGGAAGAAGCGAAGGAGTCAAAAATACAATGTTGACTCTTAGCACCTTGATTGGAAGGAATACGGATGCCATTAGAGGTCTGATCCATAGAAATATGGGTCGGGGACTCATTGGATGACTTATTAAAGCATCCCGTGGAGTCCTCTTCCACTGTAAGCCTAGTACTGTCAGGCAAATTGGCCACTTCTGTTCCCGGCTGAGATTCCTTATGAGAACTCAGGGAGAAAAAGGTGCAGTCCTGCACCTGAAATCTTGCCAAGTGCTCTTACAGCAATCTATTGCTGGTTATAAGGTTGCCGACTTAACGGAATTAAAACGCCGTGTTAGTCGGACAAAAGCTGGGATGCCTAGGATAATACCTGCTGGGGCACGGAAGAGAATCCGTGCAGGGGACATTCAGTGTCTGAAACTCTGAATGACCCTCTTGGGGATGTATCGAATTCTAGAGTTTCGAGGAAAGTTGAGTTTTTCAACAATCACCGATCCTGGAGTCGATATTAAATTATCTTATTTGGAGAAGTGAAAAACTTTTCTGGATAAGATTTTCTTCCCTACCCTTAAGCAAGTATTTACGCCTAGCTCAAAAGTTGAGTTGCCTCAGCCAACCCCCTTTCCTATATTGAAGTCGGGACCTCAAACTATTGAGGACCAGGCTCTTGGAAGGTCGACTGTTTCGTCGTCCTTCTATAGCTTGGTTCGTTCCGCTAAGTATTGACAGGTTAATCCAGATCTGAAATTGGCTCTTAAGGAGCTCCTTCAGCTATGGTCTACCTACAATCTTGGGGGGCGATTCCCTCCGATTATGGAGAGGATTGGTTGGGCTGCCTCTAACAATTGACATTACTATAAGTCTAAACCAATGGACTTTAGTATGTCTATTCAAGAGGGAGCCGCAAGAGGACTAGCAAAACTCGGTTTCAAGGAGGAAGCCGCGGGTAAGGTTAGGGTTTTCGCTATGGTAGACCCATTTACTCAATGGGTGATGAAGCCTCTCCATGATGCGATATTCACGATTCTTCGTGGAATCCCCATGGATGGGACTTTTAATCAAACCGCTCCGGTCGATAGACTTAGTTCCATTGACCCAAAAGGTCGATGATTCTATTCTATTGACTTATCTGCTGCGACGGATAGGTTGCCAGTTCGTCTACAAGTTCCAGTGATGGAGCAAGTATTCAAATGAATAGGTTTCCCTGAAGCTGGGAGAGCTGCTCAGTTATGAGCTGATCTCCTAGTTAAGAGAGCCTATGAGGTGAAATATCCGCCTGCAAAAGATAGAGGGTTTGATCTACCAGATGGGGAGCTTCCCGATAGGGTGGTCTACTCAGTAGGCCAGCCTATGGGGGCTCTTTCATCATGAGCGATGTTAGCCCTGACCCACCATGCTATTGTGCATTGAGCAGCTCATCGTGCTAAAACCAAGTATAAAACGGCTAATATACCAATAGCATTCCGGGACTATGCAGTCCTAGGTGATGATATTGTTATTATGAATAAGTTCGTTGCTACGGAGTATCTCCGGATCCTGGATGAAATAGGAGTTAAAGCTGGTTTGGCTAAATCCATAGTTAGTAAAGGTCAGTTCTACGTTGAGTTTGCAAAGAAATTCTTTACACCTCGAGGTAGGGCTGATATGCTTCCTTTTAAGGAGGTTATAGCTACTTTAAGTAGTACTTTACTTATCTGTGAGTTTATCAAGCAGCATTCTCTCCCATTGGGAGCCATTTTAACAATTTTAGGTTACGGTTATAAGTCCAAAACTAGGGCATATACTGCTCAGTTTAGACATTTAAATCGTCGCCTAAGAACTTTGTTAATCTGGTTCCGGTCCCCAAAAGGGGCCTATCCTCTTCCAGTTAAAGATTGAATCCGTTCTTCAGGATTTAATCTTAGATGGGAAGTAGATGACGATCATGAAGCCTGGATGTATATCTGAGAGGCACTCATGGTTGAAGTTCAGATTTTGATGAACCGATACTATGATGCTGCTGAAAAATTCCGGAAAGCGGCCTCTTCGGCAGGTGCTTTACGCCCTGATGGAGAGAAGCTTGACGGAGTTCCAATTTCTCGACATCCTCCGTATTTAACGGAGAAGCTTGTACGGGATGATACAGTGAATCAATTCGTCACTGAGGCTGTTCCTTTTAGCGCGTTAATCGCGCCTACAGATTATAATCTGTATGCGTCGAAAGACGATGCGGGGGATTCTGTCCTTACTACCTTATTTGGTAATAAGATCGCAGATGCTACAGCTTTCAATGAACGATATGGTGTCACTGATATTATCGATGTACCAGCTGTCGAGATGCCAAAGTCATTGATTAATGCGGATTTATTTGAGCAGGTTTTCGCCATTAATGACGAATCTCTACTTGATAAAAAGTTCTCCACTAAATGTGAGGAGCTTACCGCATGGATCTTTGATTTTGACAAATTGGCTCAAGATATACCTACTAGCTATTGACCGCAATTGAGGGCTGGTGAGAAAACTATGCGAGAATTTATTCAAACCGCGAAAATCCACGAGATATTTTCTCGGATTTTCACTATATACGGTTTAAACGCGAGGCTAAAACCTGAAAGTCCTGTGGACTTCAGTGGAAACACTCCGGAACCACTTGTAAAACGTGAAAGCCCTTCTCAAAACCCTTATTCACCTCTCTGTACCGAGCTGGTCCCACATGGGGACTTATATGAAATAGAATCATTTAATGATTCTTTACATATACTAAAACAGCGAGCTATAGTGAAGTGAATTGGAGGTTTCTCTGGATATTTTAATTCAAGATTCTATTTTTCAGATAGATATCCTTGAACTATATGAATAGGTGTTAGAGTGAGAGACTGAATTATTCTAGCTTCATTAGTCTGGTTAGTCCCATTATATGAGCCTAATCAGGTGGAAATTATACCTATGGCTACTAGTTATGTTCCTTACATAACGATTGTAGCTATGGGTTTTCTACTAATGATACTGGGTGTTTCAACTCTTTATCTGTACTTATCTTATTCAGACTTTGAACTAACCGCTATTGATCTTCTTTCTAGGCAATCACAACAGATCTCAGAACATGAGGTTCGTTTGATAAGGATGATTGCTGAAAGGGAAGATCTAGAGGATATTATCAGAGGATTAGAGGCGATTAACGGGGTGATTTAAGGTCACCCAGAGTGCAACCGGTACCCAATACGCATGAGTCATTCAAGGGATTCTACCCTTGGTGACCATACACGGTTGGAAATTTTCGATGTGCATCTGAGCGCCAAACTTTACGGGGG